TCGCGCAGTGCCTCAACCTCATCGATCTGGCTGACGAACGCAGCGCCGCGCATGTTGTACGCGACGAACTGCGGCTCGCCGACAGCCGGAAGGTGGTTGGACACGACTACTCTCATCGCCAGCAGTTGGCCGATGGTTGCGTTGCGCAATCCTTCGGTGTCGCCGGACGTGTTGAACGCTGTCAGCTTGGAATCCGCGCCGAGCAACAGACCTTCGAATTCGGCGTTGACCACACAAACACGATTGTCCGGTGGCACATTCGCCTTATTCAGTTGCTTGCGAGCATCTTTCACCAAGTTGAAAGCGTCGTTACCGGTCAGGGTGCCGATACCGCCCGGTGCCCATGTGTCGGTGACACCCGTCGGGATCAACGGAGTTCCGTTAGCAACCAGCATATTTGCGATGAACTGGTCGGTGTCAGCGACCATCGCGTATGCCGCCGCGTCGGTGTACGGGGTCAGCGAACCGGCAGACTGTGCCCGGTCAACATCGTCAACCAGAAAGTCGGTTGACTTCATCTGGTTGATCAAGAGCTGTAACGTGGTGTCCGAGATGGCATCTGGTGTGGTCTGCTTGCCGTTTGCCAGATAGTTGTGAACAATCGGCATCACAACGCCGGTGATGTTCACGGTGTTGCCGTGAGTTGCCAACCCCTCGTACTCCCGGTTGACCAGACTCGGGAAAACATTTTGGGCAACCCACAATTCGAGCATCGCCGCAGACCAAAGCTGCGGGATAAAATGGGTAATCGCCATGATGGCGCTCCTAACTTATTGCGATGTCTTGCCTTGCAGATAGTCCAGACGACCCTCTTTGTATGCCTGCATAATGTCCTTCGAAGACATACCGTTCAGCTCATCTTTGGATCTGATCTGCGTCACACCGGTCTGGTGTGTCGGCGTATTACTGTTGACTGTTTCAGCCGGTGCCACTACGGGCCTACCGGCCTGCTGTGCCAAGCTCTGCGCCCACGAAAGCGCCTGTTCCGCAGACGATCTCATGGATGCCTCGTCGGTGCCATGAATCTGGCCAGGTGGAACGCCGGTTATACGCGCGATATCGGCGCGCACCCGTTCTGTCCGTTCGGTTTCGATGTCCTGGCGTAGCCGCTGGATCTCGGCAATCGGATCAGGAGGGGTGTTGCCCTGGCCTGAAATCGTCTGCACCAGTTGGCGATAACGTTCTGCGTCGTCGGTGTTCTCTTTAGCTGCCTTTTCGAACTTGCGGGCAATCTCTTGAACACCTTTGTATTTCGCTTGCAGTTCGTCCACGTCGATAGGTGGGGTCGGGTCGCCCTCGGGCGGCTTGGTTTCCGACTTCGGCGCTACCGGCATACTGATAGGCGGCTTCATGTTTTCGACAGGCGGGTTCATTATTGCTTTCGCACCCGGCATGTCGAGCGGTGACGGGGTAACAGTGGTGGGAGGACCGGTAACGGTCGTGTTTCCCTCTGTTGGGCTTGACATTTCATTCTCCTATTAGCGTTGCGCTACCTAGTCTCGGATTACCCGAGAAGTCTTTTATCTTCCGAAGCGGCCACTCTGCTCATTGGCGCGAGCTAACTGCTTGCGCATCATGGCGAGCTGGCGTTGCTTACTAAGTTCCAATTCCGTTGGGGGATCAGGCAATTGCTGCGGCCCCATAAAATGGTCACCCGTGTTGGTCAACAGCGGCCCAACCTCGCCGTGTGTACGCACAGTAATCGGTTCCGGTGTGGCCGAAGGAGTTTCGTCGGTATCGTCCGGCACGATGTCACACGAACAATTGGTGTGTATCGGCATGAGATTATCGGTGTAATAGATTTGGGTGGCAGCCATTTCACATAAGTCACAAGGGTTGTCACTGGTAGTCACGCGGCGGTATGTCTTGACTCCGTTCGCGCGCAAAGCGATTTGGGCTTGCCGCACTTTCGCCATCTGTAGGTCGGTGTCGGTGAGCTGGTGCAGCCGTATCACCCCGGCCTGTAGCGCGGTAACATCATCCTTACCGTTGCGGACAGCCTTAACGGTTTCCCAGAAAGGTCGCTGGTACTCTTGGCTTTTCTGAATCCCGGTGTCGCGTATGGCAATAGCTGGATCTACCGGTACCGGCTTGCCGCCGAACTTATGGCTGATGTCAACGGTGGTCAGGTTGCCGACCAACATTTGTGCGGCCTGTACTACGATACCGAGGATGTTGGCTTGTCCTTCGACGTATTCCGGTGTCCATGCCAGCGCTGACGCTATGTCGGCACCGTTAAGGAAAAGTTGTCGTGTCCGCTGGTCGGTAGTGTTTCTAAGCCGTTGGTACACTTGTGAGAACGCGCTCATCAACCCCCACCACCCAACGGGCGAAGCGGTGCAACAGATTTCCGGCGTTGAACAGGTCGGCCCATGCTGGCAGCATGCCGCCGAGATGTCCTGCCAATGCTATGAGTAGAAGCCTGAGTATCCATGGATTGTGTTGCGCCCTATAACGATCCGCTGAATCGCTCAGTAAGTCTTTGGCCATCAGCTCGTAGGCGACCGCGCCGACAATGAGTGCGGCCCAGGCAATGTCAGCGTCTTCCATTTCGTCCACCGGGTTGGGTACCGCCGCTGTTCGTGGCGGGGGTTTTGGTGTTCTGCGCCGGTCCTGACGGTTTCGGTTGCGGCTGTTGACCATTCGGCTTCGGCCCCGGTGCTGCCGGTCCACCAGTCACCGGGCCAGCGCCGGGTGCCTGCCCGGTCAGCCTCTCCTGCACCGTGGTTGGTAGCGGTGGCATCGTTGCAGCCATAAGAGCCTCATGCGCCCGGTCGATGTCGTCCTGTGCGATCTGATCGGGACTGTAGCCCAAGATGTTTCGCTCAATGGAATGCCACGACTCACCGGAGTTGTGGGCGCCCAATGCGGCCTGGTACTTTTCGACAAGGGTGATAAGCTGCGGATCTTTGAACTGGACTTCAACAAACTCCCCTTCGCCTAATGTCGCGCCGTCCACTTTCATCGCCAAGTCCATACAGCTCTCTATCCCGAATTTGGCCTCTTCCAAACGGTCCATGCACCGGAACAGGTAGGCTGCCTCGGTGGCTTTCGCACCTTCCGCTGATGTGTTGGTGTTGTCCGGCATCAACATCGGCAGCGGAGTGGATGTGGCAGCGGACAATTGGCGTATATCCTCTTTGCTCGAATTGAGCAGACCGGAAAGGTCGACAACCTCGGATTCCCAAAGTTCAAGCCCCTCAGGCAGATTCCACAACGCGCCGGGAGCATTGGCGAATATCTCCTCATAAGGTATACGCCGACCGTTCTCATCCTTTTCGGGTAGCTGGCCGCCTGTGATGGCCCGCTGCCGGAATGCCTGGATAGCCGAAACCACAAGTCGCTCAAGGATTCCCGCGTTGATACGGTTGATCAGGTCGATGTGCAGCTCGTAATCGCCTGCGCCACCGGGATTGTTGTAAACAACAACCGGGATCGGTGCCGTCGCAATGTTAGACGTGCCACCAGGTTGCCCTTCGGCGGTCCACGCACCTTCCGCGAGGTTGATAAGCCATTTGCTGGGAATGATTTTCAGCTCAATGCGGGTGTAGGTCGACCTGACGTACTGCTGCCAGGCACCGGGGGTCCACACGATGGCGTAGTCGCGGGCCTCGTCCAGATTTCGCCAAACCTTCAGCGCCGCAACAGGTTGCCAGTGCTGCAACGGGTCGGTGACGACGATCATTGTCTCGGGACTGTCAGCGGTGATGATCGTTTTGCCTTGTTTGTCCCACACGGTGAGGTATGACTGGCCGAAAATGGTGCCGTAGCGTATCCATTCCTTAAAGACGCTGTTCATTCGGCTGTCACGCCAAATCCCTTGCGCCTGTTTGGCATCCGCTGAGTCGTTGCTGCCGTCTACGGTGATTCCGTTGGGTTTGACACGGTTGACCACGCTGTCGATGACCAGTTTGCCCCAGTTGGTGCGCGACCGGCGCTGGAAAAACGCCCAGGATTGTCTTGTCTCCCTCGACATTTCAGGTAACGGAGCGTTGCCGTCGCAATAACTGCGTAGCATGAGGACACCGAGCCGCCGCAGATCCATCCGCCTGGTCAGCACCCGCAGCCATTCGTCGTTTGTCTTCGGCGGGATCGGCGCGATACCGCTGGTGTTCATCGGCAGAGTCATCTGGTGCCCTTCAACCATTCGAACAGGCGCTTGTAATGCACAGCCTTGTCAACACAGTCGTCCATGACGACTCCTGTTAGGCGGCAGGGCTTTCCGCGCACTATGGGATGGCCGCAGTTCTCGCAGCGGTGCCGGTTGAGCCGACTCTTACCGATAATCGTCACAGCCACCACACGAAAGCCGCTATGCCACCGAGGATTACGCCATGGACAATGTAGTCCCACATGCCCCACATCTCGAACCACCAGTATTCGCGCTGCCACGGATACGGACCTCGTTCAGCAGCAGCAAGTCTTCTCAACTCTTGCCACCGCTCTAGCGATTCCTCGTCCTCGAAATGCATTTCAGTACAGGTGCCTGCGCCCGCCGTAGCGAACGCTGGTGAAATGACCTAGCGCCCACAGGATGATGCCGACAACGATGAGAATCCAGCCGACAACCCAACCGATGTGTTCTAATGCCGGGAGGGGTGGTGGGGCATCAGGGAATATCTGTGGGAGTGCCCAGCAGAGGATGAGAAGAATAACCCCGAGAACAACCATTTTGAAATCCCTTTCAGTACAGTCTCTTCGGCATACCGCCCCGGCGTGGCCTTGCACCCGCCGTGATAGCATCCAAACGTGCTTGCCAGCTCAGGTTTCCGGCCATGCAAGCATCGAACTTGTTCTGCGGCAACCCATTCAATTTCTGCAAATGCCACAGTGGTTGCCCCTGATCGTCTGTGATCTTCAAATCCTTGCGACCGGCGTGGCTGATGTGCCGCTTGAAGTCAGCTACATACTTCGCACCGACGAACGAGATCTGTTGCCCGTCAATGGCTTCGCCGTAAGCCCTCGCCATATAGGCCGCTTTGCGTTGCTGGTTCGTCCACCACTCGACTACCCGGTCAGGCCACTTACCGGACCAGATAGCTACTTGCTCAACCCAATATGGTGGGTCGCAGTAGGCTCGCCACACGTCGTAGTCTTTGAAGACTTGTTCCATGACGTCGTTGACATCTTGGACATCACATTCCCAATCGACAGCATCCGTTGGACGCTCCCACAGGCCGATGATTTCCTGTCTGCCCGTTGGGATTTCGGTGAGAACGATGGCGGTTGAGTCTTTGCGCCGCGCGCCGTCGAAGCCCACAGTAACGAAACCATCTCGCGGAATTGATTCATCTTGTCGGACAAGGTTTTTCACCTTTTCCATGTCATAGGCACCAGCATTAGATTTGCGCCAACGGTTGAGATACACCCTCTCCCAATACATTCGGTCGCAACCAACACGGTCGTAGTCCTTCGCGATGCGTTCGAACTGTCCCTTGCCCCACTCCCCTATGGGTCCGGTGGCCTCTTTGATTGCGTCGACACGCTTTTCGACTGTCGTGAGGTCGTCGTGGCGGTCGCTGGCCCAGCGCCCGAAAAAGAACAGCGACGAATTCGGCGCTTTCCCTTCGTCTATCAGCTCAGCCTCTTGCCGTACATCCTCTTCCACACTGCCCATGCCCGGCATGCCCGCCGTCGAAGTGTAAAGCGCCCAAGGGGTTTCGAGTTGCCGCTTAGCAAGATTCTCGATCATCGTTTCGACAGCGCCGCGTTGCAAAGGTAGCGTCAGCCAGTGCGGCTCATCGAAATGCTGGAACGTGGTGCGCGAACCGTCACGGGTACTGGGTGCGTTCGAACATGGCCGCGCCTCACCATCATTCAGCCCGCCCTCGGACAGACGCACGATGCGTTCCAGGCTGCAATCGAAAAGGTCTGCGGTGTCGGAATGTTCGACAATGAACTTGAGAACACCGAACGCCAGCTCCGATACCTGTTCCTCGGCGGTGGCCAGCATGGGGATGAACGGTGAGCGAACGGGCCTGCCGTCCAACAGTTCTCCGTTGTCTTTGAATCCGGCGAACCGTACCCGGCTCAGCGGGTGCAGCTCCATGAACGCAACCCATGCTGCCAGTTCAGTTTTCGCGACACCCTTACGCAATTCGATTGCGCAGCGGTCGAATACGCGGACCCCGGCCAGCGGGTGTGTTATCGGGTAAACCTCGTAAAATCGGGCGATGAGCATTTTCTTCTCATCGTCCAGTCTGGCGGACTGTTCCTGTAGGCTGCCGGGTCCGAAGACGCAGTAGCGTTCGATGTCTGCGATGACCTGCCAGCCCAGCGTTGGGTTGAGCGTAAGCCGTTCAGCGCGTGGGACTATCAGCGTGGCCATCATCGACCTCGGGATCGTATGGAAGCTGATCGGCTACCATCCATTCAGGAACAGCCCCATCTATCCATCGCTGTACCCAATTAATCGGCGGCATGTCTACACCACACGCAAGCGCAAATCAGTATCAGTTGAAGGTGTCGGCGTCGTGGATGCCGCAACCTGCTGTGCCGCACGGCGATTCTCGCGCGTCACCTTTTCGACACCCCCAATAGTCCATTCCAGCTTACGACGATCTATCGGAGTCAAACCGAAAGGCTGTCTGGCAAGCCGCAACTCACCGTGAGTCTTCTCATTCGGGTGCCGGAAAAACTTGTCATACAGAAACGCCACCGCATACAGCCCATAGATGTCGGAGCTGTGCCACTCTTGCGCCATTGGTGACGGCCAGATAGCGTCCCACCAACCGACAGTCAGCGGATGCCAACCTATTTCGACAAACTTGCCGTTGACCTCTTCGAAATGCGGTGGCAGCGGCGGAATCTCAACCTCACCCTCCGGTTCTGTCAACTCGGCCCGCGTGGAAGCCTTATTCCTGCGGGCCTTAACGCTGACATGCTTCGGGGGCGGACCGGACATTACAGTCCGACCGGCTTTCCGCCTGCGGTCTCATTCGAATTCGACGTAGCATCCCCGCCAGCGCTGCGCTGCACCATCGGAAACTCCCCGGCGATGCCTTTGCCGTAACCGCTTGAGTTGCTGCCGGTGTCGCTTGAGCACTCGTCGTAGGGTCCGGCTTCTGTGCTGGTCGAAAAGTCGGTGTCCACATCGTGGCCCAACCCGACACCAGCCGCCGCCTGCTGCGTACCATTGACCACACCGGAATACTTCGCGTAGCTCTGCTGGTATGCGGTAGTCAGATCACCGTGTGCGCCATGCCTATTCGAGTGGAGCGCATCTCCACCAAACGTTTTAAACGCCATCGCCCTGTCCTGCCCTTCGAATCGGAACGGTGGCACCTATACCACCGTCATTGTCTTTGCGTACCAACGTGTTATCGACAGCGCCGCCAAGGCCTTTGCCGTAACCACTTGTGTTACTGCCGGTGTCGGAGCTGTGATGCTCCGCGCTCGACATCGGGAACGATCCGGCGATGCCTTTGCCGTAACCGCTTGTGTCGCTGCCGGTGTCGGCATCGTGGTCAGTGGGACCGCCGTCACCGGGCATCGTGGAAAACCCGCTGTCCATATTCGATGTCAACGCAAACCCTGAACCGGCAACAGGCTTCTCACCGGTCGCCACCTTTTGAGCGGCCCGAAAAGCGTTGGCCTCACCACGATCACGGGACAAATGCGTATCCAAGCCGCCGCTGGTGTTAGCACCCGGTTCCGGCACACCGCTGTGTGTCTCGGTAACTTCATCCATCTTGTCGTCAAAAGGGTTGACCGGCCCTAAGATTGACCGGCCAGAATGGTCCCGCCTTATTACGCTCATTTCTTTGCATCCTTCGAACGTGCCGCCGCTACAGCGGCTTTCGCCTGAGCGTCGTTATGTGTGTTCGCGTAGTTCGACACCTTCGCCAACACCGCTGCCGGGTCCGTATCACCATGACCGCGCAACGAAATCGCGGACATAGCCGACGTATGATCGAACACCGGGAACTTACCCTTACCGCCCATGCCGTACTTGTCGCGGGCGGTCTGCGAAACACCGCCACTAGCGGTGCGATTACCATCACTCATTGGAACTGTCCTCTCTCCGATAACGTCAGTGACGTGCTCGAAAGTCTTTACGGCGGCTGAAACGTCACCGCGACACCACCGGACGGCGGCTGACCTGCAACGATGCGGATCTCCCCGCGTGCTGGCAACCCGTACGGCTCCTAATCGGCTGTCTTGGCCGGTATGGCGTTGTGGGGTGGTGGGGGTGGTGCCGGTGGGGTTAGCGCGGATGGATACTGCCGGGGTATGACCGGTGCCCATGGCAGCGCGGCATGATTGTTGGTGTGCTGCAACAACATTGGGCGCATCGAATCATGTTGTGCCGCAGCATGTTTCACCACAGTATACGATGATGCGGATGGTGCTGGATGGTGTGTGTAATGGCATGTGCTGCAACAGCATTGAACCATCCAATCATGCAGTGCCACACCACGTTTCACCATCCATCCCTTATGCTGGCAGGGGATTGGGCTACCCTCCATTGGATGCTCAATTGTGCTGTGTACCAACATGATTCATACCATCGAAGGGGGTGCTACATACCATTACTCAGGGGTTCTGCCCACCAATGCGATGGCCTTGCGCGGCGTGACCCTCCATGCTGGACTTCCATGCATGGCACGGCCCGCACGCGGCCTGACAGTTGTCGTATGTGTAGCCTTGTGTGTTGTCGATCCGGTCAACATCACTTGCCATTACTACACATCGATCAAGCTTGCCTATCTGGCAACGGTGATGGGCTCTCCGCAACACTTCAGCCGTAAACCGTTGATGCGCAGCGGTTGTCCGCTCCCTGACACGACCTTTGTTGGCCCATGCCTGGTGGTGTTCGTCGCATCGCTTGCCGCCATCGTAGACGAGGTTGAAACATGTTGCCTCGCAACAGATCTTAGGTGCGCGAGGCATGTTCTTTCCATTCGAGGTATTCGGGCTCGTCGGAGAAATCATGCCGACCGTACTTGCGCTCAAAGTTGAACAGCGACAACCACTTCAGGTCAACCATCTCAGGTGATCGTTTCATCGTCTGGGATACACCATGCTCAACCTTGGCCTGCGGTACCATCATGGGCTCGACACCGATTGCTTTAAGTTGTTCCAGCACAACATCATCCGAACACCAAAACTCAACACATTCATCGAATCCGCCGAGCTGTTCCCACAGCGAGCGCTTGATCATAAAACACCAGCCCGAAAAGTGGACACCGTTTTTGGTGCCTGTCGTGTTCTCTTCGATCTCGGCTTGGCGTGAATCGATGGGGCACTTGGGTGACACAACCGGATGGTTGGACGCCAGCAGCCAGTGCAGCCATGCGTCGTAGAAGATGAGGTCGTTGTTGCATACGCAAATCCATTGCGCACTACCATGTTTCGCACCTATGTTGGCGAACTTATTGTAGTTGAACCGGCCTGTCTCATGCACGGTTTTAGCGTTGCCGTACACCACTGATGGATTCTGTTCTACCACAACGATATTCAGCGGCAAAGAGTTTGCACCCGCGATGCATGTGTTGATGGCCCGCTGTGTCATACCGCGTAAGTGTGGCAGGCTACCGTGAGACATCATCACCACGTCGACTACGGGAATCGCGTTAGGCCGGATACGGATCACCCCTCGCTTATGTTCCTGCGCTTCGGTGGTGTCGTTGTTGGAATCGTAGTGGTACAACACCCGGTCGATTGCATACTGTGTCTTCAGGTGTTGTTTCAGCAGTTTCGAGTACATCGAATCTTCGCCATACAACAGGTTCGGAAACGATACACGTTGCGCCACTTCGCGTTTCACTACGCAGATATGGTTTGGCAACCGCCGATACTCGGTCTCTGTGTTGTGGTCCCATCCGAAATCCTTTGAGTACCTGCATATTTGGGGTTCGCCACCATCCAAGGTGACTGACACCAGGAATGTGATCACGTCGGCATCGCTGATCGTGGCGTCGAGGACGGTTTTCAGCATGTCGGATTCTATGCGGTCGTCGTCATCGATGAACTGGACGTATTTGCCTTGTGCCATGTCCACCATGACATTTCGCTTCTGGCCGAGCATCATCGATTTATTGTCGGTCAGCATGATGATTTCGACGCGCTCTTTGTAATCATCTGGGAGAGCGTCGAATTGAGACCAGATCTGGTCTTGGATTGCTTTGCCGAATGTCGTGTACCGGGTGTGCGTCGAGCAGATCAGCACTGACAGGTCGATCATGCTGTGCCGCCGAATGATTCGGTGACATCGCTTTTGCAGTGTTTGACGCATAGCGCATAGCCGTTAAAGATGGTCCGTGCTTTACGTTTCCGTTTGCGCCGGGCCTTGATGCACATGCAGCACTTCACACTAGCCCGCCGCTGAGCATGATAGGCCGGTCGTTGATCTGTTGCGTTACCAGTTGGGCTTGCTGGTTAACCTTATCGCGAAACACCTTATGGTGCTTGTCGTGATAATCAACAAATCGCATGAATTCGTCCACGTTGTCAAACCCGAAAGCTAGCATGATGATTGAGTAGTCCTCGCGGGTCAGAGCATGATTGCGTTGGTAGCCCATTGTTCCCTCATTCCGAAACTCCATGCGACACGTCCACTTTCACGTTCCTGTCCGTCAGGATGTGTGATCAGTGTGGGCATGTCGCCGTGTTCTACTATCGACGGGAAACAGTAGCCGACCTTATGGCCATAGCTGCGGCACCACATGGTGATCGACTCATCAGGTGGGCGCGGATTGGTTCTGGTGGCCCACAACATCTTCGCCACGTTATCACCGATCATCGCCAGCCCTACGGCATGCAACGCGACATTACCGACTATCCAGGTGGCATCAGTCGCGGTCGCCCTGGTGACTGCGAGCCTTACCCGGTCCTGCCATTGCGGCGGGCGCATACGCCCAAGGTAGAACGATATGACCTCAACCTCATGCGGACGCTTGCTGATCACACGCGCGGCCTGGTCACGAAAGTTGTTGCAGGCCTTTGCATCATCTTCAAGCACGATGCACCATTCATCGCCTGCGCTGATACCCATGACGTGTTCCCACACATGCCGGTGGTTTCTGTTGGGGCCGAGCATGTGATGCCGGTCCACTGAAATGTAGTCCGCGTGAACATCTTTGACGAGCTGGTGCGCGGCCTGTATGCGTGATTCGTGCGCGACAATACCGATCTTCACACAAACACGAATCCGGTATCCATGGTGTGACCGGTGTCGTTGGCGTGCTGCTGACATTCGAAATCACGCTTGAACGGATCATCATAGACCACCGGCTCACAATACGGATGCGGATTGCACACCCGGCAATTAGCGGTATACAACAGCTTCGGTGTAGGCGGTTTCTTAGTTTTCATCGTCTGATCAGTTCCCGCATGAGATCCGGCCTGCCGTCACATGCGGCGTACAGGGCCGCCCTGGCCTGATTCTCGCTGGCATTGATGTTGCGATTGCCCTCGACGTAATGGTTGAACGAGATCATCACTCCCACAAGCCTTGTGACTGTCGACAGGGTGCGGGCCGCCACCGAAAAGCATGAATCCTCGTATCCCCAAACAGGTTTCAGCTTCTCATCCATGCCACCGACATCCCAGTACGTCTGCTTAGTGGTGAGAAACACCCCACCATCTGAGTTGCGGTATTCGCGGTCGACGGGCGGGGCCAGCATCAGATCCATTTTCCACACATACTCAGCGGGGATGTGCCGGTACCAGTTGTGCGGGTAGACGACTCCCCCGCCATCGGTGTCGAGCAAATCGAGCGCATCGTAGACGACTCCGATATCGGGCAGTGTGTCGGCATCGCTGAAAATCACTGTGTCAGTGGGTGATTGCTCAATAGCCCTGTTGCGTGCCTGCGCCCGGTGGAACGGCTGTGCCGGATCACTGTCCGCTTCGACGACATTGAAGCCGAAGTGGTCCCAGAATCTTCGGATTCGGTCATGCGCGGACAGCCTGTCGTCGGTGGGCCGCCACGGCATGCACACTGTGACAGCGCTCATTCTGGCCCGCTGAAAGTTTTGACGAATTCTTTAATCCACTGCCAGGGCGATAGATAGACGGGCGGGTTGCTACCGGGAATTTTCCATTTGCACATGTCAGTATCCGTGGCCTTGCCGTGTTCCGTGGTGCTCGACGCGGATACCTGGCAGGAATCCGAAACGGTATCCCTTGCCGCGCAATTGGTCTCGTTTGCGTTCTTCGGACAGCCGTCCTATCGGCCAGCCAGCCGCCCACACTTCCCCGCGTATCAGCGCCGGGTTCATGGTGAACGTCGCGACGTGTTCGATGACTCCTGCAACGGTTTTGAATTCGTTGCCCTTGTATTGCAACGCTTCGATCAGTCCGCCGAACTGGTGTTCTATCGGGAAGTGCGGGCCTCGCAGCAACGCTATCTGTGCGAGGTATGGTCTGTGCCAAAGAATTTCGACCAGCTCATCGATATGCATGTCTTGGGTGAATGTGAAGTCCTCTTCCAAGATGAACGCGGCTTCTCTTTCGGCAGCTTCGGACAGGTGTCTCATCGCCACGGTGTAGCCTTGCCTGCCGACTTGAATGACCTTGCCGTACTGCGCGAGCCACGCGCAATGATCGGTGTCTCCTGAGTCGTCCACGATCACGATGTCGGTGACGCCTTTTAGGTGCTCGTCCATGGAGCGTAGGCAGTCTTCAATGTGCTGCCGCTGACGGTAGGTGCCGATCAGCAAGCGCGTCATAGCTTTTGACCGTGAAGCATTAGGTACATCGGTTCACCGTCAGACCATATCTGCTCTTGCTCATGCACGATACGATATCTAGATTCGATCAGCTTACGAAACGAGTCCGGTGTGAAATCTGTTCTGTGCCAATGGTTTACATGCACTGTTGGCCGGATAGGCACACTGGCGATAATCTCTGACACGCAAGCACGTCCACATCGGTCGATAATCAGTTCCGGCCTGTCCAGATGTTCTAAAAATTCGAAAGCTACCAGCGCGTCGAGCCCTTTGAAGGAAATAGCATCCACATCAGCCGTCGTATAAACACAGTCTGGATATCTCTTGCGCGCCAAGGTGATTGCTTCTTTGTCTTTATCGATACCAGATACCAGAACACCAGCACAACGCATAATGTCTGTGCCGTAACCCATTCCGCACGCACAGTCCAGCACCCGTTTGCCTTTTAGCACGCTGGCCGCGTATTCGTAGCGTTCTATGTGCATCCGCCGTTCCTGCTGATCGTCAGGCAGGTCGGGGATGGTCATCCACTCGGGCATTAAAGTCTTTGCACGGTGTTGAGGTCGACGGTCGCGCCGTTGCCGGGCGCGAAGAACCGAAAACTGTTGATATGCCGGTTGCCGATACCGTCGAAAACAACATTGGTGTAATCGACGCGGTACGTCAAACCGCCATCGACCAAACCAAGATTTACGTTGTCCACCAGTTGCACACCGTAGGAGCCGTTCAGGGTGCGTAATGCGCCGTCTGGTGCGCCGCTGGTGTAGTCGACGCTGAACCTGCCTTGTATCGGATCGAGCAGTATGGTGGCGTCCAAGATCACGCTGTCTACTTCGGTGATCACATTGCCAACCTGATCGCACGGGGTGAATGTTGCTGTGCCGCTTATGGGTATCACGGTTGGCTGACTGCCGACGAGATCCACTTGATCGGTCTCGACACCCTCGTATTCGGTGTTGATGACCAGAAAGTATTGGAGTGTTGGTGAGGTCATTTGTCCCCCAACCGATTTAAGGGCAGAGTTGTCCTAGCACAAGGGTAGCGCGTGCGCTGCGTTTACGCCAATAGGAAACGATGTCTCCGACACAGTAGCGGGTGTAACCGGGTGTGCCGTATTGCGCCGGATCGCGCATCACGCGGATATGGCCGCGCCGCGCCCAATCACGAAAAGCGCGCATATCCACATTGAACATTTCGGACAATTCACCGGGTGGCAGCCAGTCGTCCAACCGCAGCGGGGCGCTACCGACCGGTTTGATCCAACCTTGGCCCAACTCAAGCCATTTGGTGTCCAGTGCCGCCAGGGCTATTGCGAGGTCGTCTATCTGGCCTTGTAGGGCGAGTTCGATGAGTCGCCGGTAAGACAGTGCGACACGCCGGGCTTTGTCTTCTCGGGTATCGGTAGACCATGGCCAATTGACCATCTCTAATCTCTAATCTAAAATTTAGATCTATGATGACACCGGCAGAGTTTCTTTGCGCCCGTGAATTTCTCGGCCTGTCGACCAATTGGATCGCGGTCAAACTGAAAGTCACCGTACCGACTGTGCATACCTGGCAGAGTACCAAAGTGCCACCGTATGCCGCTGATTTCATGGCCGAAATGCTGGCAGCCGCGCAACAGGCGGTCGGGCGGTTAACCCTAGAGTGGCCGCAGCGCGGCGAAAAACTCCCGGTACCACCCGGCAGCAATGGTGATGACACTTTCCCGCCGCGCTACTACCGGGCCATCGCCGCGCGGGTGCAGGAACGCACCAGCATTGGTCTCACCTACAAAGCACAAACTTGACAGCGGCCCACGCCAGCCGCAGTGGGATGGTGGCCACGAAAATCCACAGCGGCCCCAGATAGTCACTCCCCCAGTCCATTAGACCAGTGTCTTTTCCTGTATGGTTTCGCGTAGCAGTTCGATCACCGCGAAACCGTCGATACCCGCCATGTCCAGCTCTGTCAGCCGACAGATCCGCCGTACCTGGCCAAGCTGACATTCCGCTCTCGCTAGCTTCCAGTTCGCTTCTGCGAGACACCATTTCAACATTTCCGTTTCCTTCTCGTCATGCTCAGTAATCAATAGCTTAGCGAGCCAGTCGTATTGACGCTGGTTCCACTGCCCGCCGCACGCGGTGCAGGTCACGTCGGTCTGGCCATTGTCGACACCGAGTGTGGCTTTCGCGCCGCAGTGCGGGCAGGGCATGCATAACCGGGTGCGCGGGTTGGTCTCCCCCAGCACGGAATTCACTTCGTGGTGCAGGTCGGCCAGTTTGAGTGCTACCGCGATGCCGTCGAGTTCGCTGGTGATCCAGCCGAATCCGTTTTTACTCCACACCGACACCGACTGTTCCGGCGCTTGCAGCAGCAGCTTGAGGTTTTCGGGCAGTGCTGCCGCCGCTTGTTCGATGACGGGCCGGTCGTGCACCGGCCAGCCTTTGGCCTTGTGCCGTATCTTCACGTCGATGCCGAGGGCTTCGGCGATCATCCACATCGCGGCTTCGGCCCATTCGGACAGCGAACTACGCAGCGCGATCACGGTCCCATTCAATGGCATGGGGAGTTCCCTTGTGCCGGTGACGAATTGTTGCCCGGTCTGCGCACGCTCGCCGATGGCCGTCGAGAGCCGCTGCCAGTCGGTGTCTAGTGCGGCCACCGCGTGCTTGACGCTGGTGTAGCAGCGTCGGCACAGCCCGTGCGAGTCTTCGATGATAGCCGGTGCGCGGATGCCGTCGTTGAGGTACCAGCCACGGCAACGGTTTTGGGCAGCGCATAGATGGTCGGTCATCGCATCATCGATTCCAGTAGCGTGTGCAGTGACAGTCCGGTGCCGACGCACATCAGCCACACATACAGGCCGATGAGAATCAGCCGCCGTAAAGGTATGTCATCCATGGTTCAGCACCTTTTGAGCAGGCGGGTGTAGTAGAACTTCGACAGCCCGTAACAGTGAGTCAATACTGTAGCGGCCAAGCACAATCCGATTGCAAGTGGTGCAGGCAAGGCAGCGTACACAGTTCCGGCAGCCGATATCAGGCGGGTGGTTGTCGCATTTTCCGTGTTCGTGGTCGACGGCAAGCATTTTCGATTTCCCTTTGGCTTTCGGCCCGCACACTGCGCACATTCCGCCTTGGGCTTCGTAGATGGCATCATATTCTGCTTTCGTTATGCCGTAACACTTTTCGATACGCAACTCATGTGCCCGGCTCCTGGTAGCCCTCACATGTGCACGATGGTGGGTCGCACATCTCGGGCCGGGGTGCGGGCAAGCGCGTTTCGTCGTGATCCCCTGTGTCGCACAGTCCTTGCAGGATTTCGCTACTGACATTGATGCCACCCAATCCTAGTATCTGGAAATATATTTCGGTGATGGTTTCCAGCATCGCATTGAATCTGGCAACTACATCCTCGCGACTGTCACCGACACGCGCGGTCCAGGTGATTCCGCCTGACTCCCAACCGATCACGGTGTCAGGGTCGGTGGGTAGGTAAAACGGCCCATCGAAGGATTCCGCGGACACATCATGCGTCCATGTCACGCTTTTGATTTGGTCGACGTAGGGTTGTTTGTCGTGGCCGCACGCGCATTGCACGCAGGGCAGCCCGTGAAAGTCATGGCCGCATTCTTCGCACGGTTCGAACGTTCTGCATGAGCCGTATCCGTATTGGCCGTAGGGTCCGCGTTCCAGTGATTCGGTGATCAGCTCGTCAATGCGGGCGATCACGTTCGACTCCGGACGGGGTTCTTTGACCGCTGACAGCTCCGCTGACGGCTTTTCGGGGCCGTGGCGGGTGGTTGTGCCGGTCATGGGGGTTGCGCCTCTCAGAATGGCGGTGCCGCGCCGCTGAACAAAACGGGTGCCGCCGCTGAGCGGCCATCGCTGTAATCTTGCCAGTTCATGCCGCATTGGTGGCTGGGGTGAATGTACGCCGTCGCGGGTAGTCCGCGCGAAATCATCTCCACACTTCGTAATCTGACCGCGCCGTCGCGGGTGTCCCCGGTTTGATATGTTGACGCGCCGGAAATCAATGCCAGCGCTTCGCCTTTCAGTGATAGGTGTGTGGGGTCCATTCGGACGTGTTCGCCGTACACAATGGCGTACAGCACGGGCCGATGGCATTTCATGCAGGTGATATTGGTAGGCCGGGTGCATATCAAGTGCCGGGGTACGGGGCGGGTTCGTTTAGCTCCCAACGTGATTCACCACCGCTTCTAATGCGCCGATGAATCATCATCATTGTGGCGATTGTTGCCGCCGCTTGCGCGGCCTGGTAGTTCCGCCGCTCGTATTCGGCCACCGCTCTAGCGGGCCAGCCGATGGGCGTCATTTCAGCTTTTCCAATTCTTTGATCAGATCAGGTATTTGGGCCACCGTGAAAGTTCCACTGACCCAGTATCTTCCACCCTCGGGTAGCGATTTGATTTCTGGTGGTGGACGGACCCTCATTCGATTCTCCTATCTCTTGCGCGTGCGCGAGTATGCGACACGTCATGCGGGGGAACACGGTGAGACAGTGATACGACTGGACAACTGTGTGTCTCACGCTGTGTTGTCTCACTCTGTTGTCTCACTGTTGTCTCACTCATTTCTACTGGTAAGGATAGTTGTCTTACTTATCTCAATCTCTCTTCCCGCGCGAGGCCTGTTGTCTCCCGGTTGTCCCGATCATGTCTCAGCCTGGTCTTCGATGGTCGGCAGCCGCCAGTACGCGGTGCAGGGGTAGCCCTCCCGAAAACTCACCACGCCAAGCTCTTTCATGGCCCGGTATAGTGTGGCCCGCGAAATGTCCTGATCTGATTTGGCATGTGCGATAACCTTTTTAGCCGGTGCTCCTCCCTCTTGTGTCAAATACTCACTGAGCCATTGCATTGCATATCCAGGGCCGCCGATTTCGAATTCACCTTCGGTGTTCGCGTCCAATACGTCGGCGGCGCTCAATTGGCTGCGCCCGATGATATTGAATGCGGCGACTTCGGCGACACCGCCCGAATCGGTTGGGACTTGCGCGGTTTCGATCTTGTATTGCAGCGATAGATCCTCGACGCCGGTGGAGTTTTTGACCTGGCTGAATACTCTTATGCCGCTTTTCTTTTCGCGGACGAATCCGAAGATGGACCGTGCGACTTCGCCGAATGCCGACGATCCGTTGATGGCGGCTACCAGGTCGTTGCCGGGGAACTTCGTGAAATGGCATACGCCTAGGACGATTCCGTCGATGGCTTCGGCTATCTGCGCCCATGGTTCGACGTGGACCCGTGTCTCGTTGTTCTGGTTGATGTTGGTGGCACCGGGGATGGTGGACATGATGGGGTCCACGATGACCACTCGTATGCCTGCTGTCTTGAAGGATTCGATGAGGAAATCTCGGTGTGCCGCTGACATCAGCCGGGCTTCGTTTCCTTCGTCGTCGCTGATGTGGGGGAATACGACGCGGTTGGTGTCGGCTCCGATGGCGTCGAGGCCGGGTTTGATGACGTATTGGTGTGATTCTTCGCCGGGTGATATGTAGGCGACGTAGACGGGTGTGCCGTGCCAGCATCCGGCCATGGTGCCGTTGCTGAATCCCGCTGCGAACCACCTTGCGGCGTTGCTTTTGCCTGCGCCGGGCCGTCCGGCGAGGATGGCCATGGTTCCGCGTTGGATTCTGCCGCGCCCGTCGTATTCCCACGCCCACGTCGGCACGTCGGAGCGGATTTCGCTGGCACGGGTGAAGTGGACGCGGCTGTGACCGTTCATAAGCGGGTCTGGCTGGCCCGCTGGCGGCTTTTCGGGCTGTGGCGGGCTAGGTGCTACCGGGGAAGCTGCTTGGGTCGCTCCTCGCCCTTCGGGCTGCGGTGCTGGTGGCGTCCACAGGCCGCTAAAATCGTTGCCGATGTTGTGTTCTGTCTTGGTCCGTATGTCGGCTAGTGGGGTGTGTTTGGCTTGTGCTACGGACCATGGCAGCATGTCTTGGAATTCGGCGCGGGCGCGTGTTTCGGTGAGCTGCCGCCCGGTGCCGGTGTCGATGAATGATTCGATGAATGCTTCGCGTAGCACGTCGATCACGTCGCGGGCCGGGTAGTATCCGGCGCGGGCCTCCTCTAAGGCGGCGGTGAGTAGTGACACCATTGTGTCGTGCCGAGAGTTGCCTTGTAGCACTTCGTGCTTGAATTTGCGGTACCAGTTGCCGATGAGTGCGGGTCGGGCTGATCCGGTGTGTTCGGTGGTGAACGTGCTGACTTCCTGGTCGGTGGCGGCGGATTCGGCTTGTGTTGTGTCGTACAGCATTTCGTCGAGTGGTTTTGGCAGTATCGGGATTTCAGAACCTTGGGGTGCGATGCCGACCCACCGGTATTCGCCACCTTCAGGATGGACGGAGGGTTGGGCGATGATGACGCCACCGGCACCTTTGACATCCAATCCCATGCCTGCGAGTGCGCCTTTGCCGCAACCTATTCGGCGTTGCGGCGGCTGCGCGAAGATGTAGTGGCCACGGTTACTGTCGGGCCGGGTGGATTGGAACGGCGCGGCCAGTGTCCAATGAAGCATGGTGGCAAGCCATTCGGGTAGCATGTCGGGTTTGTCAACGTCTATGACGACGAGGCCGCTTCTGCCGAGGTCTATGGCGATGCCGTCGCTGGTTCCGGCGTACCAGGCGGCGAGGGTTTCGGGGTCGCGGGATGATTTGTCTTGCCACTGCAAACCGACGCGGCTGCCGGGGTTTTTGGTGCCTGGTTCGACGGGTAGCAGGTAGAGCCCGGCTTGCGCGTAAAGCATTGCGGCGCTGAGGTTGTCAGCGTCGTCGGGCAGCCGGGGAATGATCACTTAGGTTCGCAAACGTGTCGTGCGCCTTGCTCTTTGGCCACTCGCCCGTCTACCTCTGCCGGTCCACGGGCACGGCAGGCGCGGCAGTACCAGCGGTGCCTACCTTCCAGCGGGCCTGTGGTGATGCATGTTTGGATTACTGTGTTCATCATCGCCGTATCCGCTTCCATATCGACTGGCACGCGGACGCCACGGCCACGGTGGCAGCGATGCTCAGCAGCGGCGAGTAGAGGATGAGCAGCGCCCAGAACATGGGCCAGTCGGGGTCCGTCATGTGCCTGCTTTTTTGATGATGACCATGTTGGGGTGGAAGCATATTGAGGCAATGTCATCCCGTGCATGTTCACCCCATCTGTTGACCTGATCAGCCAGCCGTTTGAAAAATTCCATCGCCGTATTACAGGGGTGCTCAATGTCTTCGGGGTAGTAGTAGGAGGTCACGATGTCTTCCACGATGTAGAGCCCACCCGGTTTCAGGTGGGGGAACCAGTTCTGGAAGCTGGCGATGGTTTTGGTGCTGATGTGTGATGCGTCGTCAATGATGATGTTGGGCAGCAGTTTCGCGACGGGCAGGTCGGCGTCGGCCTGGTCTGCGATGTAGGTGTAGGTGTTGCGCCATACGGCGGCGTCGAATCGGTCTACGTTGTCGACGCCGACGATCACCCTGTCGGGGTGGGTGAAGTATTCGGACCACATTTTCAGGCTGGCACCTTCCCAAATGCCAAGTTCCACAAGCACTATCGGCTGATGGCGTAGGTGCGCGAAGAGTGGTTCATATACGGTGGCGCAGTAGTTGTGTTCGGTCGAGCCCTTGTCGGTGCCGTATTTGCAGGCCAGCTCGTCAAGAATGGTCATGGTGAATTCCTTTGTGGGGGAGTCGGGTTGCGCACTCGCTACCGGAAGCGGGAGCCCTGGAAACTATCTCTCCCGGTGCTGGGCCAAGGCGGGGGTTGAGCCGTGGAATGCCCTTGGCCGTATTCTGTTGTGGCGCAACCCGACTCCCGGTCGGGGTTACCTACTTGGCGTTGATGTTGGCGAATGCGGCTTTCGCTTCGGGTGACAGGGTGGCCCACACTTCGGCGCTCACGCCAGCGGGTACGGGTTCAGCGGTGGCGGTGGCCACTCCATTCCCGCCACCCAGAAACCCGGCGCTCGCGTTGGGTGGAACGTATTGCACCGCGTACTGTTTCGGCGGGGAGAATGCGGGGTTGGTGCGTTCGCCGTCCGCGACGTAGGTGACGGTGACGGTGCCGCCGATGTCGAGCTGTTTTACGGCACCTCTTTTCAATGCGTCACCGAACACGGCTTTCATCTGTCCTTTCACATAGAGGGTGCGTTTCCCGTCGTCGTCGGCGTCGTCGCGTTCGGTGGTTTGGATGGTGATGACGAGCTGCATTGCGGGTGAGCCGTCTTGCCAGGTTTTCAGCTCACCTTGCGGCGTGGTCTGCTGTGTCTGCACCATGTCGAGGATTTTCCCGCTGGCGGTGGCCCCTAATTGCGGGAACTGTGCTGGCTTGACTCCTCCGGTGAAGAAGTCGGTTGATGCGTTACCCATTTTGTTTTCTCCTGTTTCCTGTTGTCCTGCTTGCTGTTTGGTGTCACCGGCAGGAGCGGTGGACGTTTAGGCATGTTCGCTCACTAGCAGCGGGTGCGGGCGGGTGCAGTCGCACAGTATGCGGTGGTATTCGCCGTCGTTGTATTCGTCGACGTGGCCGCAGCCGTTGTCGCCGTGCATGTAGATGCGGTGCCCGCAGTTGGGGCAGAAATTCCAGGTCATGGTATCCACCGCCATGGCCCGTTCCACTGGTCGTTGTCGGGCAGCACTTGAACCATTTCCCGTGTCGCGTGAACGCCTACGGGGTAGAGGGTTTCGGTTACTTGCTGGACGTGTTGCCAGTAGTCTTCGGATTCCAGCTCGTAGGGCATCATCAGCGTGCTTTGCTGTAGTCGAGCCACGAAACCAGTTCGCGCTCTTTGTCTTCCAGCTTGGAAAGATCGGCTACGGCGTTAGCTACCGCTTCGCGCGCTTGGTTCAGCGCTTCACGTTTCCATTGGATGCTCTTTCGTACATCAACCAGCTTGTCGCGTATGACGCGCTCAATGTAGTTGTCGGACTGTGGTTTATCGGCCATCTCTATTCCTTAGATTACATTCTTACGGCGGACTACTCGCAAGCCAGAATCCTTGCGTCTGTGACACTTTCGGCACATCGGATAGTAAAATTCAGGATCTAGCGAGTACGCAAACGGGCCATAGCCGCAAGAATCCAAACCCTCTATTTCGTCAGAGTCAGTACCGTCATATGCCCATTCTGAAGCTCTCGCAGCGCATTTAACGCATCTATATAATAGCGCCGGGCCGAGTAAAACATTGATTCGAGCATGGATAGCCGCGTATGTCGGGATTCCCGAATTACGCGGTCTGCCAATTTTCGCCATACTCATTACTTTCTCTAATTATACTATCTAAGTAAATTGCTGTCTTTTGCGCGCCCCCGCAGACAAGTTTCTATGAGCGCGTTTTCGGTGACGCCCAATGCTGTTGCAACGACGCGGATGTCGGTGTCTGTAAGCCTGCTGTGGTGGTATGCCCAGAGTCGTCGGTGCTGGCAGGCTTTGTGTATAGGTGTCCGGCATACCGGGTAGGTGTGGGTGCGTGCTGGTGAGCGTTTCATCGGAACTGTTGCCCCCCATGTGTTTTCGTGAAATGGTCGTCGTCTATCTGGCGGGCCGGGAAGCTGGACAGTCCGCGTGCTTCGAGGCGGCACACCCTGCACAGCGCTGGACCGCCGTCTACGTCTATGCGGACTTTGATGTTGCCGCCGCACTCGTCACACAGTGTCATCACGGCACCGTGCTCATATGTGGTGCGCCGATGGGGTCGCTGCCGAATTTGGCCCATGTCAAGCGCATCCAACATTCCAGCGCCGCAACGTAAAACACGACACCGCGTTGATCGTGGTAGGAGATGCCGCGCTTGCGCGCTGCGTAGAGGCTATGCTTGGGCATGTGGCTCCCTCCGGCGGAATGGTAGTTCGTTCATGGGGATTCGCGCGGCCCACGCCATCGAATCGGCTCGGGTCATGCCGGGCACGTCGAACGCGAACGTCACGTCGTCGGGCCAGCCGATGATGTCGAAGCGGACCACGTTGATTCGCTCCCAGGGGATTTCGCAGACGACACGGTATTTGCGGTAGCGTTGCTCGGTGACGCCGAGTGGTGTCTGTATGCGCGCGTTGGTCATGCATTCGAAGCGCAGGGCGCAGGGGATCATCACGCCTGTGTCGGTGTAGGCGATGACCTGTTGCGGCTCAGTGATTTTCATCGTGGGCAACTTATGTGGTGTGCGCTGATACCGGCTGTGCTGGAATTTACCAGCCTGTAGTTGTCGCGATCTGGGTAAATAGGGCGGCGGCAGTGTGAACAAAATGGGTGCTCGATTACCCACTGTCGACAGTCGTCTTCGTCCATCAGTCGGATCGGCGCGGATTCATACCGACCGGTGATAAACTCGCGAATTGCCTTGAACATCAGTTGCTTCCGTTCATGCCGATGGTGCGGGGGTCGTTGGTGTTGATCAGCAGCCGGGCTTCGTCGGATTTCTGGATGAGTGCTTGCGCGAAGCTGATAGCGTCGGGTACCGGGTTGAGCCGGAATTCGACGGCGAGATTGCTTGTGTCGCCCATGGTTTCGCCGTCGAACAGTCTGACCACGACTTGTTTGTCGATGGCGTGGACTTGGATTGCTGATATGCGGCTCATTGCGCCGCGTCTACGATGAGTTTGACGAACGCGGGCCATGCCATGCCGGTGATGGTCACGTTTTTCGGTTTGCCGACGACGGTTTGGTTGGTGATGGCGACTTGTATGCCTGCGGGGATGGTGAATCGTACTGTCTGCGTTGGCATTTCAGATCCTCTTTGAATAGTCGGGGCGGTATTCTGGGCAGCCGCATGAGCATGGGCGGGTGGTGATGCCGCCGATTTTGTAGATCCAGTGTTGCGATTCGGGGCAGCCGCATAAGCATGGGGCATAACTGATTTCGGTCATGGTATGCGGTCCAGGTGGATGACGAGTTCGTAGGTGCCGTAGCCGATGACGATGGCCCCGGCGATGAGCATGACGGCGAGCATGATTTTCCAGTAGAGGCCGACGCGGCGGTCACTGCGTTTCATTTTCGATTACCCATTCTACCGGTGTGCCGTTGACTTTCACGTTGGCGTTGTCGATGTCAATCTTCATGCGGCAGTTGACATTTGCGCCTACTCCCTGGCTGAGTAGTTGCCGTTCGATTTCTTTGTTGACGGCATCTCTGGCCCCGCGTTCGGCTGCTTTGTTTACCTGAACCAGATTGAGCCGGTAGCGCTTCGGCGGTGGCGCTGGCGTTTCCCGTGGCCGTAGTCTCATGGTATTCCTATCGGTGGTGTCATTCCTGAGTGGTCGGTGATTTTAGGTTGCCAGTCGGGTCCACCGGGGCATGCGTAGGGATTTACGGCGTGCTTGCCGGTCACGTCGAAGTAGGGGCACCAGGAGCATTCATACGGGTGTGTCGGTATCATCGCGAGCCGGTCGGGGCAGCGCTCTAAGTCGAGTTCGTCCATCAGGACGATAAGCGAATCCAGCTTGGCGAGTACATCATTCACGAGGTCGTCCGAGTATGGTTCCATCCATAGCAGTGACGTTGAGAGGAGACCACTACGCGGTAGGAACCAAATGCCCACTCTCTCAACGGGGCAACCCTCATTCGCGTAGCCGCGCCCGTATAGATGAGCCTGTGTCCGGTAGAGCTGCGAGGGGCCGTCTTTCCGGTAGCGAGCCATTTGAGTAGTGCCGGGAAATTTGTAGTCGATAACGGTGTGAGTCCATGTGTCGTAGAGGTCGCATGTTCCTGAGAGTCCTTCGCGGACATGCACTTTCCTTTCCGGTAGCCAGCGCGGCGGCGGCAGCTCAAAGATTGCGATATCGGAATCCGCGCTTTGTTTGTCCCACGCTTCTTTTGCTAGTCGGTCATTGTCTAGTGCGGCAGCGTCTTCCATCGCGCGGTGTCCGGCCACGCCGAGATAGGATGGGAGCGGGTCGAACTGCGGGTTGACGGCGTGTTCTTTGCCTGCGAGTAGGCCTTGGATGACGTTGCGGGCGCACGGGTGCCCGACTTGCGATGGGCCTAGCGCGATTTGGGCGTGGCGTGGGTGGCTGTAGGCGTGCTGGCGGACCATGTTTTTGAGGTCGTCGAGCAGCGGGTCGGGGTCGCGTGGCGACGGCGCGAAGAATGCTTCGGACACGTTGGTGGTCATAGCTCGATCCCGAAGGCGTGCTTGTCAATGGCACGCTGTATCGCTTGGAAGGGGCCACCGGGCTCGCCGGGCACCATGTATGTCTCTGACAGCAGATCCTTATGGAGTGAATCCGAGCCGCATGTTGTGGTCACTTTCACTACCCAGTTGAAGTCTTCAATGGTTTCGCCGACGCACAGCGGATGCACTTCTACGCTGCAGGCCCAGTGTTGCGCCAACGCCTCGTTCACTGTCAGCTCGGCCAGCTCTCGGTCTACGTCATCTTGATCGGTCATTTCATGCGGCTCGCTTTCGTGGTTTTTTGATGCTGCGGTGCAGCACTTTCCGCGCATCGCCGTAGATCCGCCCGCCGATGACCCCTTGGAATCCCTGGCCTCCGTGGTATCCTCTGGCGTTGTTGTGTACCCATGCGCGGCATTCCACAATGACGGGGCATTCGGAGCAGAGCCGCAGCGCGGTCACGATGTCTTCCATGGTTTGGCCGTCCATGGTGGTGGCATGTCCGGTGCATGCCGCTTTTTCTAGTGGGACAAGGGGTTTCATATCGGCTCCCAGATGCTAGGGCCGATGCGGTACCATTCGCCTAATATCGGTTGGTCCGGTGAGGGTGCTAAAAGCCGTAGGGTGTAGGTGATTTCGCCGCTGTTTTCGCGTTGCCATTGTTCGGTGTCGCCGTGCGCTCGCGTAACCCCGCGCGGGTATATCGCTGTATCGTTTTTGAAACACAGGCGAGCTACCCCAGGCCGACCCAATGGGCCTGGCCTACTACCTGTTTCATGTTTACCCATGTAGTCCTCGGATCTTGTCGGGCCTGAACCCGGTCCATACGTCGTTGCCGGTGACAACCACCGGGAGTTCAAGGTGCCCGGCAGCTCGTAGTAGGTCGGCGGATTTGTGGTCGGCGCTGATGTCGATCTCGGTGTACGGCAACCGTTTTGATTCGATCATGGTTTTGGTCAGGCGGCATGCCTGGCATATGTCGTTGCCGTGTTCGTCTTTGCCGTTGGTGTAGACGATCAGTCCTTTAGTCATCGGGTGGCCATATGCGCCGGGACTGGTATGCGGGGTGGTTGAGTTTCGCGAATTCCGCGTCCCACCAATCATCGTTCGTCCAAACATGTTCCGCGACAATGCATATCCCGTTGGCGAGGGCGTAGAGCGCGTCGGCCAGTAGTTTCTGATGGGCGTAGAGCGCGTCGATTACTAGTTTTCTCATAAGTGAATCTCCTTGTCTCATAACTGTATTAGTGCGACGATTACGCCAGTAATGGCTAGCGCGATAGCGAAGACGGCAACCGCGATGGCGAACCGTTTAGCGTTCATTGATGCCCTGCGACTTCCCTTGTGTGTCGGGCAGGTCGAAGAGTGGTTGTTCGATGTGCCGTAGATCGGCGGCCTGTAGGGTGGCCTGGTCGAACATGTCGCGCATGTCGTGGTGCGCTTTCTGGCCGGTGATGTCGCGCATCGCAGCGTAGTCGCAGTGGTAGGCGACTTTCATCCGGTATCCGCTGTCGCTCACGGTGATTCGCGCTTGGTAGCCTTGGCCGTTGGCGGTGAACACATGGTCGCTGCCGCGTTTACGATGCTGAATCACCGGAGCCCTCTTCGAATATGGTTGCCTGCCAGCCGTGTTCGGGGCACATATAGACCACTTCGTCGCCGTGCCGTTCGTAAGCCAGCCCTAGGCCGCATTGCGGTTCGGGGCAGTTGCGTGCGCGGGGGTGGATGTGTTCGATAGTCATCGGTCCTCCCTCGGCTTGAACAGGTTTAACAGGCCGTCCATGTCGGGCATGTTGTACCGGTCGGAGTCGTAGATGGGCCTGCCGTCGGATCGTTTGCCTCCGTTGGCTTTCCGCCAGGCGCGCAAATATCCGATGGCGACTTGCTCGGGATAGGCTGCTATTTCGGCTTTTTCGTGCCGGGTGGGCGCGAAGTCTTCCAGTGCTAGCATCAGTCCACCTTGAATCCGTTGTCGTCGTAGTCGAGAACTGCGCCTGTATATGGTGGGTCGCCCGGTTGAACGTATCGTTGCATTGCTGTCACGCCGTCGTCGCTGTCCTGCACGGCGTGCAGTAGCGGGTTACTGGCGGTGAGCATGGTGCGATTGTCGAAACCTTCCATGTTAGGGAACACCCATCCGGCGACCATCAGTCCACCGCCCCAACGGATTTCGATGTAGGGTGGTTCGTTTTCACGCCACTTGACTGTCACTTCGGGTGCCTCGTTCGGCAGTCTGTCGGGTTTGCCGTGCATTTCTTTGTCGGGCATAGTGTGCCTCTCTCTCATCTTTGTGGAGTTTCCATGCGCGGCACCGCTGGCAGCGTTTGCATGGACGGGTGCAGTATTCGCCGTCTTGGTCGAGTCGTTTGCGGCCCGCTTTGCAGTGCTGCACTTGGCAGTTCAGTGTGTTGACGAGTTTGCGTTTCGGCCAGGTGTCTCTATAGGGGATCATGGTCGTCCCATTTCTGTTGCAGCATGTCGTTAAGATCTTTGAGCGAATACGTTGTGCCGTCGTCGTTTTCGTCGGTGTCGTTGACTCTGACTGAGTAGTCGCTGCCGGGCTTGCCGCCCTTGATGATAATGGGTATGTTGCGAACAACACTGCCCAGATACAACGGTGTTGCTGTCGGATCACCCTCGGGCACGCAGGTTATTGCGTCGTCGCGATTGTTTTCGCCACCGTCGTCGTAGTCGGCCAGCTCAACACCGAGATCAATGTTCGTCATCGCCATACTCCGTGTAATACCATCGCGGAGGTTGGCATCAGCACAAACAGTGCGGACCATAACGGCAGGATTTCATAGGGTGGCATGTAACCACTTCCCAATCTCGCTGCCCTGCACCGGCTTTCCGGTCGCTCCTCGCCCTTCGGGCTGTGGTGCTGGTGCTGGTGCTGTCATTGCGGCTTCGGTGATCAGCCGCAGTGTTTTGCGGTGGCCCGCCGCCGCGAGGGTGGTGAGCCGTAGTTGCTTTTTGCGTTCTAGTTCGGCGCGCATGAGTAGCGTTTCCTGCGGCCAGCGCGCCGGTGGCACCACCTGAAAGCCGATTGTTGTTGTGTCGGTGGCCGTGTCATAGCCGCTGGTGACGGGCAGGTAGAATGTGCCGTCTGTGTCGGGTCCGACGATCCGCCGCCCGTCGAACAGGCAGCGGTTGCCCCGGTAGTGCAGAACGTCAGCCATCGTGTCTGCCTGTGACCGGTACGGGTGGGTTGCCTTGCTGGCCTTGGCGTTTCCAGTCGATTAGCGCGACGATCAGTTCTTCGCTGACGGGTACTTTCGCGGCTGCGAACAGGGTGTTGAGGGCGAGTACGTCTTTGATGTCGGATGTGTTGATACTCATTGGATTTCCATTCGTCGGTATTCGCTTGTCTCCATGCACAATTCGCGCACTTCGGGGAATTTCTCTTTGAGGTAGCGTTGGTTGAGTCTGCGTTGCTTGTAGGTTCGCCAGGTGAGCACCACTTGGCCGTCGAGTTCGCCGACCTCGTTAGGCCCCATGGCCTCTTCGATGACTGCGCGGGCTTGTTCTGCCATCTCTTTCAGTTCGGCTTCGCGCCGCTTGCAGGCTTGCATGATTTCGACATGCCCGCGCACTTCGGCCAGATCCATTAGCGCACACCGCCTTTGCAGTCGCAGCCGGGTCGGCAGTGCCCGGTTTTCTTATGATGCTTGAGCCGGTGCACACAGGTGCAGGGGTGCCGTTTGCGTTGCCCCACAGCGGATCTCACACCACCGGTGGGTCGCAACTCTTTAAGTGCTTGCCAGTCCATTGTCCTGCATTCCTTTTACCCGTTGTTCAGCGGCGAGTGTTTCGTCCATGCCTGATGTGCCCCGCAGGACCGCCAATGCTATTGACAGCCCGCGCATTTCGCCGTCGATGCTGAACAGTTGGTCGGTGGGCATCGGGCCAGCGAGGTATGTTTTCATCGCATTGTCAAGGTGTTGTTGTATCTGTTGCGCCGCGTCGTCGGTGTCTATCATTGTTGGCCTCCTAGTTGCTGCGCGATGCGTTGCTGTATGGCTTCGGTGAACTGTTGTCTCGCAGCGTTTTGCCGGTACCACTTACTCATTTCCCGGTCGACGTAGACCAGAGCCTCGACACCAATGGGGAACCTCGCGACCGGCTGGCTGTTCACGCGGACAGTCCACAACCGGCCAATGCGGCTGCGGCGCACCGTGACAGCGGTCATTTACGTTGCGGGAGTGGCTATTTGGCGAACTAACAGTTTTACGTCGGCCTCACACAATCGGTTGTGCGATGTGCGTGGTGCCCGTGGATACGGATTGCCGTCTTTGGCAGTGTCGTGATTGCGGCGCGGATCGTTGCGTCGTTTACCGCGCTTGGCGCCGGTTTCGTAAACGGTTGCACCTTCCAGTGTTAACGGAATTGCAATGGTTTTCGTGCGTTTGCCCTGGTCATGCTTGAGTGCTGTCACAGCCATTTTCACCGGAACATCACCGCCCTGCCAGGTCAACGTCCACGTTTTGCCGTCAGGGTCGATAAGTCCAACGGTCAGATAGGGCAAGCCTTTTCGGTTTTTCCCGAATTGCGCTCGTACCTTGGGGTTTGGTAAATGTATTTGTCCGCCGACTTCAATTCCATCCTTGATGGTTTCGTTCATGGCTTCGGCGATAGCGCATGCATAGCGGACCTTTTGTGGGAGGTCTTGGCCGTCGCCGTAGCTTTCGCGAATCATGGAACGTTGGGCGCTGGTGAGTCCGATTTGTTCTGGGATGGTGATGGTGAGTTTGCCGTGAAAGAGATTGTTGCTCATAGTGTTTCCTTAGTTTTCCTGACTCATTGTCCAACTACCGAGATAGTTGATTTCTTTTCCGCACTTGTTGACACGCGCGACGGCGGCGCGGATTTGTTTGAAACCGTCACGCACAGTGTCGATGTCGCAGTCGGCGTCGAAGTTGTCGGCACCGATGAACGCGCTTTCCAGCGCGGCGGCATGCTTCTCGAAAGCAGCAACAGCGGCTTTGATTGCTTTGGCCTGGCCACGGTGCTCGGTGCCGGTAACCGTCGCGGCGATGGCCTTTTCGACCTCGGCCAGCGCTGCGTTCACAGCCTCTTCATCGTTGTTGACGGCGGTTTCCTTGGCAGCGGCCAATTCTCGCACGGGGTCGGGCAGGTTGGTATCGGCAGCGGCAGCCGCGATCTTCTCGGCGCGCTCTAAGGTGCTGGCGCTTTTACCGGTGCCCTTCGCGGCGATCTCGGACGCTGTTGGCTTCCGTTCTTTCGATAACGTCACTGACGTGCTCGGAGATTTCCCGCGTTGTTTCCTGCCAGGAATCAGGTTGGTCGCTGACTTCTCTTTGCCCAGCGGAACCAGCAGTTCCTTGCGCGCTTTGAACAGCTTGAGCGCTTCGCCGGTCGTCATGGCGACACGGCAGGTGTTCTCATTGTGTTCTGCGAGAAGCAGATTCGCGTCGTCCAGGTCGCGGATGATGTGGCTTTCGATCTCATCGAAGCCGAGTTTCTGATAGGCCATGATGCGGCGCTGTCCGGCGACGAGTTTGAATTCCGGCGTGATGACGATGGGGTGCAGCAAGCCGAGTGTGTCGATGGATTCGGCCAGCGTGTCGAGATCCTTTTCGGGGTGCGCGCGGTAGCGATCCCCAATATCGATGGTGTCGATTTTGACGAGTTCGTAATCGGGTAGCGTCATTGCCAGGTCTCCTGTTTCTTGAATGTTGTTTTGACGCAGCGCTTTTCAGGACGCGGTTTTGATGCGGCTGGCCGCGTAGGCGTCGAGATCGTTTTGGTCGATCAGGTAGGCTCCGGTGCGACCGGGCATCTTGTGGGCCGGTAGCTCGCCGCGCGTGATGGCGGCTAGGATGGTGCGTTTGGGAATGCCTATTTGTCGCGCCGCTTGAGCTGCCGAGAGGGGCGGTGTGATCTTGGGCATATGTCACACGTTAGACCTGTGTTGCGTAGTTGTGCAATGGTTGAAAATAGATTTGTTTTCTATATATTCACCGCAGCTACGTCTTGCGTAATTACGCAACAGGGGCTAGCCTGCACCGTATGACGAGTGCATACGAGTCGGGCAATGTTCCGCCTATCCTGGTGCGCCACCGACTGCGCATCGCCCGCGAGTACGCGGGACTAGAGCAGGATGAGCTGGCCGAGAGGATCGGCGTGTCCCGCAACACGATCATCAACGCCGAGAAGGGCCACCGCGAACCGCGCCGGATCACCTTCAATGCGTGGGCGCTGGCTACTGGGGTGCCGGTTAGTTGGCTGATGGGAAAAGCGCTCCCCTGGGAGGACTCGAACCTCCAACCCTTCGGTTACCAGACTGACACCGAGGCGATGGCGTTTGCCGAGTGGCGGCTGAGCTGTTTTGACGAGGCGGCATGAAAGGGTTGACATGTCCTCCCAGTGGGCGTACAGTCAAGGCATGAGCACAACGAATATCCCCGAGTCCAAGCTGGTCGAACTACGCGCACGCGGGCACGCTAATGTGTCTCGCTTTGTTGACCCACATGCCGTTGCACGGTGCTGCAAAGTGCTTGACCGGCGCGGCGAAGGATGGGCTGCGTCCGTGCTTGGTCGTGACATCAGCCGACGTAGCCTCGCAGTGCCGAACCGCCCTTATCTAAACGACGGCGAACTATGGGCGCTCAATGCTGCGGATGCTGCCGAAGACCGCATTGCGCTGGGCCTTGCATGACGGGTAACCCGATGGTTAGCGGTCTGAGCGAAAGGAGTCACATGTTTGATTGCGAGAGTGGCCAGCATGACTGGTACGTGTTCGACTCCGATACCGACAGGATCTTCTGGACGTGTGCGCTGAAATGCGGGGCTGAGAAGCAGACAGCTACCGCTGCCCGACACCTAAATAACGCCATCGCTGCGATCTATGCGAACGTGGGGCCATCCTGCCCGCTGGTCGATATACGCACGGCGATGAAGCTGCTAGGCATCGAGGAAACCAATCCACCGCAGCCCTGGGAGCATTGGTTCGCTAGCAGCGAGCGCGAGTGGGCAAACCCCTAACCTGTTGGTTAGTGGTCGGAAAGGATATACAGACATGAACTTTCATATCGGTGACCGAGTCGCCATGACCGGCAAGCTGGTTAGACGCGGCGGCCACGTTGCGCTTGACAGGTCCAAGAATGACGGGCGCATCGGTACTGTGGCCGAACCACAAGGGCCGATGCCTCGCGGTCTTGTATGGGTGGCGTGGGACGACGGTTGGTCCGGTGCGTACAAGCCCGAAGGACTCAGGGTGCACACATGATGATTAAGTACCAATGCCGCTCCTGTGGCCATATCAGCAGCGGCCATAGTCATCCTCTAGCGCTGAAAAGTTACAGGTCGCACAAGGCCAATGTGCACCCTGGCCAATGGTTGCGGATGCCGCGCAGGCTAGACCTCTAACCTCGTGGTTGACGACGAGCGCACATGCGGAGATGGATACAGTGGTGAGTACGCACATGCGGAAATGATTGAGCACATGCATAGCTGACAATGTTCCTGTCAAAACAGGCGTTGACTTCACAGGAATGTGGCGGATCAATTGACGATGGAGTAAGGATTACCGGTCATGGACATCGGGGGTTCACATCGCATACACATACTGTCTTATCCGCTGCCGGGCCGCTGGGATGCCGCCGTTGACGGTTGGATGACTTGGCTGGTCGCTGCCGGGGCGTCCCCGGCGACCCGGCGTGTCCGGCGCGCGCATGTTCGTTGCGTGGCCCGCATGCTCGACGCGGCTGATCCGCGCGACATAACCAGCGCGGCCCTGGTGGGTGTTTTGGGGCGTCCAGGGTTCTCCATGGAGCATCGTCGGGGCACCCGCGCCAGCCTGGCATCGTTCTACCGGTGGGCCGCCGCAGCGGGCATCGTAGAGGCTGATCCGACATTGGAGTTGCCGAAGGTGCGCGCCCCGCTGGGGATGCCGAAACCGGCCACCGACGAGATCTGGCGGCACCTGTTGGACGTGGCCGACGCGCGGACGGTGCTGATGGCGCGGCTTGCGTGTGAGGCGGGGTTGCGCCGCGCGGAGGTCGCCGCTGTGCATACCGATGATTTGGTGCATGGTGTCGACGGGGCCGCGTTGATCGTGCACGGTAAGGGGTCTAAGCAGCGGGTGGTGCCGGTGACCGTCACGCTGGCGGATACGATCAGCGCCGCGCAACCGTTCGGCGGGTTCCTGTTCCCCGGCAAGATCAACGGGCACATGAGCGCGGATCGGGTCGGGCATTTGGTAAGCCGGGTGATGCCGAAAGGGTGGTCCATGCACAAACTGCGGCACCGCTTCGCGACGAGGGGCTACGCCGGGACGCATAACCTGAGAGCGGTGCAAGAGGCTCTTGGCCATGCGTCGGTGGCGACGACTCAGCGTTATACGGCGGTGTCGTCAGCGGAGATCCGCGCGGTATCCGAAGCGGCAAGCTAAACGAATTCTATCTTGACGTAATTTTCCATAGTGTAAGCAAACGATTCTTCCGCGAGTGCATTTAAGTTATCGCGGCATTGTGACGGTGACACTTCATTACCGGCTGCAATGGCCTGCTGTGACCATTCGGCATAGTCGACATCCACCGTGAAACTGACTTTGACCTTCATAACACTGACTGTACGCCCATTGTGGGGACATGTCAACACCTTAGTCTAGTTGCGGGCAGTAGACGGTGTTCGCGTCGAGCACCATGTCGTAGACGAGCGCATAGGGCGGGTTGTCGTCGAAATGTATTGCGTGCGCCATCTGTAGCCGGGTCGGGTGGCTAGGTCCGGCCATGTCGCGGCAGATGTGGTGCGCGTTTTCGATTGCCTTGGCCGGGTCATCGATATCCCAGCCGTCACGCTTCCAGTCAGCGGCCAGCATCCGCAGATACTCGCGGTCCTGCTGACTCTGTACCGGCGTCGGCGGCGGCACTACCACAGGGGTCGGTGCGGGGGCGGTGACCGTGACCGGTGGCGGGGTGATCGTGACCGGTAGTGGTGGCAGGCCGTCGTGGATGTCGCCGGGCGGTGGCTTCGGTAGCGGCACAACGGTTGTCGTTGTGGGGGGCGCAGCGATGGGTGGGGGTTGTGGGGCGTGCCCGGTTACCAGCATGTAGGATGCCAGGCCGATAGCGGAGAGCATGACGGTGCCCAGTAGGCCGGTCAGCGCGTAGGGTATCGGGCGGGGTTGCGTTGGGGCGGTGGGGGTTTCGTCGCCCCATGCTTGTTCGCTCCTCGCCCTTTCGGGCTGCGGTGCTAGCGCGGATATTGTTGGGCAGTCGGGCGCTACCCCGACAGCGGTGTCTTCAAGTTTCATGGCTGGTACCATTTCGGATCAAGTTGCCCGGTGTCTCGTAGGTAGTTCAAGATGCGTTCCAGTTCTGCATTACTCATGGTTGGTACCAGCCTCCGTGTTGTTGTGGGTCGTATTTCCAGCCGCACACTGTGGGGTCTGGGAAGCACCAGGGCGGCAGGATCGTGATGTGCGGCGGTGCGGGTGGCGGGGTGGGGTCGGCGTGGCCTGCCGGTGCGCCGCCGACGGCGGTGGCGGTCAGGAGTCCGGTGACGATGCCTCTCAGGTAGAGAATGATTTTCCGTCGAGCGGTCATGTTTCCAGCCCGGCGTTTTCATCGATGGGCTTCAGTCTTTTGATCCAATTGCGGGTGAGTTGACCGGCTGCGTAGGCGACGACGAATTCACGGATCACTGCCGAAAGGGTGGTACCCTCCCGCGCGGCGCGCTGTTGGCCCTTGTCCCAAGTGGTGTCGTCTATGCGGACATGCCGGTGCTTAGTTGTCATGTCACTCCTCGTCGTAGTTGGGGCAAGTGTGCGGGTCATCGATGTTGTGTTCGTATCCGCACTTCGGGCATATGCTCATCGGGCATCGTTTCCGGCGAGACGTTCGCCTAGGTTCTGGTCTATCGCGGACTCCGGTAGCTTTCCGCGCTTGATAAGCGACAGCGTGTGATTCTCGATATATTGCGCGTACCGTTCGCCATGGCTGGTATACGCTTGCCGCGCCGCGCGTGTCCGGTAGTAGGTTGGCGGATTCATTTCGTGACCTTTCCGTTTGTGGTATTAGATGCTGAGTTGTCGTGATTGTTCGGCGGTTTCAACACGGTCGTGGATGCTGACCGCTGACACATACAGGCCAGCGGGCAGGAAACTCGACACGACGGCGGTCCAGCGTGAGTCGCTGCTGTCGGCTAGGTTGCCGCCATCCATCGACCACCGGCCCGACAGCCACACGTCGAGCGGTACCAGATGCGGTGTCGCACCGGCTAATTGGCTTTGAACCAGCACCGCTGCCGGTGCCTTGTCGGTTGGCGGGAACACCCGCGAGTCGCGCGGCATGGGCTGAATCAATACCTCTTTGCTGCGTGGCTCGCGCACGACACCGATCACGGTGAACTCGTCAGCCTTAGCCGACGCACCCTTATTAGTGCAGTCAACGCCACCAAAAGCGTTGGTGCGGTAGACGTTAACCGTAAGCCCTTTGGCCTCGTTTTCGTAGGATTTGTCGCGTGCCTCGTTGATGACGGCGGCGGCTTCGGTGTAGTGCTTGCGGGTCATGCTCATGGTGATCACTTGCCTTTCGGGTGGTGTTTAACGGGGTGCTTTGGTGCTGACGTAGACGATGCCGCGCGGCGCTTTCGGGTCGCGCCGGATGTAGGAAAGTTCTTCGATGGGTACGACGACGACGCCGCTGGCCAGCCGGACTTCGTACATGCCGGGCAGGTACTCGCAGAGGACGACGCCGGGGTAGCCGCTCTTGATAACTTCGGTGCCGGGGGTGAGGGTTTCTTTGCTCATAACACTGACTGTACACCCAGTGTGGGGACATGTCAAGGGGTTCATTTCGGCAGCTTCACGCATGGTGCGAAGTGGTATTCGTCCTCATCCCAGCCGGTCAGATCCTCCGCTAATGCGCTAGCCTCGGTTTTGGTGCTGGCCGACCCCAATGACTCGGGGTCGCGTAGGTCGCGGCAACCGGCAGCGTGGATCGATCCGTAGCTGCGGCCCTCGCCCATTTCGATGGCTAGCTTCTGTGGTGTGCTCATACCCGTGACTGTACGCCCATTGTGGGGACACGTCAAGGGGTTAATTGCTCGACCGTGGCGCGGTGCAACTCGGCAGCCGCGCCAGCATCAGCAATGTTCGACTCGACCAGTTCGACCGGCTGGCTGCGCCGGACGATGGCCGTTTCGTAATAGCCGAACGGCTCAATCAGCACAGTCGACACCAGCACGTCGCCAACGCGGTCGGCGTGGATCTGGGTGGTGCTCATGCGGGTCACAGCCCGGCCTCCTCTCGGAGAACGACGTGCCCGCAGGCAAGCGTGGCGCGAAGCCGGTCCATGCCCCGAAAGGCGAACGGCTCGCTGACGCGAACCTGACGCCCGCACTGCGAGCAGTGGCCGGTGGCCGGGACGATGATTGCGTTCATAGGAACGCACCCCCTTTCAAGGGTAGAAGCGCGGGGATTTCCCGCTAGCTTGGGTGCCTGTCTCGGCCTGATAACACTGACTGTACGCCCATTGTGGGGACATGTCAAGGGTTGGCAACCTTTGCGATTACCGCTGCTTTCGCGTCTGCCAGAGTGTCAGCATTGGTGATCCATTCGCCGTCCACCCTGGCAACCCACATCCATTCGGCAAAGCGTAGGACACCTTCACGAACGCGATTGATGGTGACAGTGTGGGTGCCATCGGTACCGGTGTAGCGACCGGGGGCGATCCTGGTGAACTTCATACCCAGGACTGTACGCCCATTGTGGGGACACGTCAAGGTAAATAAAAAGGTGCTTTACGTCACAGTGACGAAATCAGGTCTGTGGACGATACGCAAGGGCTCACTGCGCCTGCGCCCGTACACGGGCGGGCTGACACCGTAGCGGTACACGGATTCGTCCAGCGGGACCACCGGGCGGTGCGCCCCGCAGCCGTCAGCGGCCAGCATCGCCAGCATCGCCAGGAACTTGCGGCGGTTCATCGTCGTCGGGTTCGACCTGCCACTGCGGGGGCCAGCCGTCGCGCCACGTCTGCCCGGCGTCGAGGCTGTGCTGTGTGTCAGGGTTGTGCCGGGTCTGCGGTTCGGGCCGGTGCAACTGGTCATGCCAGCTCGCGCGGTGATGCGACCGGTACGGCAGCCGATCCCTCAGCCAGCGCCACATGCTTTGTTCACCGTAGCGTCAGGGTTAGGACAAGCCGGGTCTGTCACGGCGGGCAGAATCGGCGGGGGGATCGGCGCGGGTGGAGGTATCGGATCTGCCACTGGCGCAGCAACTTCGGCGGGCGGTGCGTTCGGGTCAGGGCCGACCGTCTTACATTTCGAAGGTCGTATCGGGTCTTTCCAAGCGCCCGGCGGATTCGGGGGTTCGGCCAGCGACATGTCAGGACACCGCCAGGTACAGGTGCCGTTAAGTGCGCCGATGTGTCCCGAGATTCCAGCGGTGAACATCATTATCGAGATCCCGGCTGCCGCGTCTATCGATGCGCCGCCCCATTGGCAATGCCAGTGTGCCCCATTGATTTCCGTGGGGAAGTCGGACCAGTAGTAGTAGGCGTTCATTATCATGCCGCTGCCGCACACGCCGGGGTATTCGCAGAGACCGGGTGCGGGTACCGCGCCGCCGACATCCGCTTGTGCGGCAGGCGCATTGAACAGAATGATAAGGACCAAACCTAGAATGCCAAGTGCGGCAAAGCGTTTCATCAGTGGTGCGCCACAATAATCATGGTGGTGACGAACATCGCAATGATGGACAGGACGCCGACGCCCACCGAAATCATTATCGCGACGTTGGCGCGCGAATCCTCGCGCTTCTCACCGATGCCAACCTGTCTTGTCTCTACGCCGGTAAATCCTTTGTCCACAATGGTTTTGATCTCGGTGATACGACGATCAAGAGACAAACTCTGTTGCGAGAGAAGCTCACTCATGGAGTCAAAACGTTTCTCGGTGGCCGCGTTCGCCTTTTCGATGGCCTTTTCGGACGCTTCGAATTGCGTTGCGACGGCGGTCTGTTGGGCCACGAACGCCGCGTCGAGGGCTTTGGTCTGGGTGGCGTAGCGTTCGCCCAGCATCTTCTCCAAGTCGTCAATCTTGGATGTCAGCAACTCTTTAAGGCCCGCGCCGCCCTCGCGGCCCAACAGGATTTTGGTTTCGAATAGGGACTCGGTTGCGCTGATCCGCTGATCGATAAGCGTTCGCAAAGCAGAGATTTCACGTAGCAGCGCCTCGGTGGTGAGCACGGTGGGGTCAGGTTTGGGGGTTGAACCGCGCCCCTCTTGGCTTCGCTGATCGAAGTTCTCTTGTTCGCTAACCATCGCGGTTACCTTTGTGCCACACCACTTTCCCGAAACCTACATGCGAGTAGGTGAAATCGTAGGTCGGGCTGTTGCCGGTGCGGCACAGGTAGCGGTAGCTGCCGATGTTGGGGCAATGCGTATGATGTTGTCCCTGTGTGGGATTCCATGGGCGGTTAAGTGTCCACGGTTGCGTGGTGACATCGGGCATGATACATAACATCTCCCTAAATTTTGCTCAACAAATAATTGACCATCGCCGGTACGAACGGTTCGTACTGCCAGTGTGGCGCGTTCATTCCCTTTGCGGCGAAACCGATCCCGTTGATGATCTCTTCGACGGTGCCTATCGGGGCGAATAGATCCTTCGCTATCGAGATCACGTTGAAAAAGCTGGCTTGCATGATGATGTTGTATATTCCGGTTCCCACTTTCCCCGCTGATGCTTCGTCTGTCCACGGGTTGGTACCTATTGGGGCACTTGCGTATAGGTCACCGTCCAGCGCGCAC